AAGATGTTGATGAAGCTTATGGGGTAACTCCAGATATGAAAAAAGAATTAGATGCATTAGAAAAAGCAGGTGCACCTAAAGCTGCAGAACGATTTGCATTAAAACAAAAGTATCCTGGTATTGATGAGAGACTATTAACAGATATTATTGATGACACAGATCCAAACAGAAAAGCTAGAGTCCTTGCAGAATTAGATCAAGCAATGGAATTGATGAAACGAGATATTAGTTCAGATGAAGTTATTGATATTTTAAAAAATCAATCAAGAACAAAACAAGCAGAAGGTGGCTTATCATATTTGATGGGGTTTTAGGTCATGGGAATGAAAGTAAAAGACTATGACCAAATGATGAGTCATTTGACTGAAAAAGATTATCAGTCAAATACTATTATACCAAAGAAAAAACCTTTTCCCTACGAAAGCAGACTAAAAACTATTAAAGAAGTTGACCCTGCTGTTTCACCACAAACAAGAGTTTTTTTAAGAAATCAATTATTAGATGATGCATTAGAAGCAGGTTATATTACTCAAGAACAATATGATAGTGCTGCTAAAAAATTTATGGAAGAAGTTTATCCTACTTTAGAAAAAACTTACGAAGACTATGATCAGTTTATTGAAGACGATGCAATGGGTAGAGTTACTAAAAACTATGGAGGACGAGTAGGTTTTTCTGGTGCAGGTTTAGCATTAGCAAAAGAAGTAGGTAACTTAACTCTAAGTAAAGCAAGACCTATAATTAAAAAATTATTAGGTGAGATTCAACCTTATGGTGGTGCAAAGAATATTGGTGAAGCAACGGTTAAAACAGATCGAACTGCTGAACTTAATTTTATAGAAGGCATGGATGCTTTTACTAAAAAATTTTTTAATGATAATTTTTCTGCGGCTTCTAGGTACTTAGGTCAGTCAAGAGAAAAACTAAAAGCTATTTACAATAGAACTTTAGGTGAGTTAAAAGAAAATGGTGAACGAGCAAGTATTACAAGAGACAAAGAAGTACCTGTATTAAAAATACCTGTAAGAGATGATGCTATTCCATATCCAGAAGTTACTACTAAATTTAAAACTAACCCTGGAGACTTTACCGAGTTAGTTACTAAAAATACTAAGAACCAATATTACACTAAAAAAGAAATAGCTAATATGTTAGGTATTGAGTTACCTGCAGATAATCCAAAATATACAAAACAAATTGTTGACAGATTAGGTTTTGATATTGAAAGAGGTCCAGTCGTTGTTAAGACAAGACCTATACCAGGTCAAGAAAAAAGTAAACTGTATCACTTTGGAGATACGGTTAATTCATTATTAAGAAATTATAAGAATAAAGCAATTGATGGAATGAACGAAGCTGCTGCTGAAAGACTTAAAATTGAAAATAGTTTAGATGCTCCTTTATATAAATACTTTAATAATTTTAAATCACAAAATAGAACTACTTTAAAAGATTTAGGTTTATTTACAAAATATGCTCCAGATAATATTGGTCATGCAGTGTCGCTTAAAGAATGGAATAAATTTCCAAAATTATTTAAAAATTCAAACGTAAATAAAATTAATAGTTTAACTTTCCAAGATCCAATTATAAACCAGGATGTATTTAAACTTACCGGTTATGAAAAAAACTATAATAAGTTTTTTACTGAGTTAGAAAATTTAGTTAATAAACCAGTTACAAAAGAAACACAGAAAAAAATATTACAAGTTAAAAATCAAATGGAAGATAATTATAATAATATAATTAATACTATTGGAAACAAAGAACAATTAAGAAGTGTTTTATTAAAAGATAAAAGGTATCAAAATTTTTTAGATGAAGATTATTTAGAATACTTAACCACTCACACCGATAGAGTTCCAAAATTAGATGTTAGAATTCCTAGAATAGGTGAGAAGTTTAAATCAGAAGATATCTTTGCAGACATGACAAATGTTAATCCTAAATATATTTTAGGTTATGTAGATAAAATAAACCCCGCAGCTAAAAAATTATCTGATTTAAATATGCAAGAAAGAGCTTTGTATGATGCAAACTTAAGAATGCAAAATTCAGAAATCTTAAAAGAGTTTTATGAAAAATCTGGTTTAAGATTACCAAAAGAACAAGTTGAAGAGTTAGCAGATGATTTAATGTACAGATATGCAACAGGTGGCAGAGTTGGTTTTGCTGGTGGTACAATAATACCCAAAGCTTTACAAACTTTATTTAAAACTGCAGCACAAGTTTCTGATGCAATACGTAATGTAAAAAATTCTGTTTTTGATAACTGGAACAATGTAAGAATGTTTGGTGAACAAGAAGGTATTGCTAAGAACTTAGAAGGCTATACAAATATCCCTAGTCAAAATCGTAAGACATCAGCATTAGAAAACATAGAAAATTTAAAAAAAGTATTACCTGAAAAATATCACAAAGATATAGATGTATTAAAAAATGCAACAGATCAAAATAATTTTAAAACTGCTTGGGATAAGTTTGAAGAGTTTGATAAAAATTTAGATCCAACATTAAAGTTTGAAAATATACCTGAAGAATATTTTCCAATGCTTGATCCATTAAATGATGCATTTGTAGAAATAGGACCAAAGTCTTCTATGAAAATGCCAAGATATTCTTTTAGAACAAGCATGGAGCTTGATCCAGTAACTAAAAAACCTACAGGTAAATACACTCAAGAGAAATTAGAAATCTTTGATCCTGAAACAAGAACTTTTAGAAAAGAAGGTGAAGAGAAATTAGTTGGTGTAGATACGGATAAAGGCAAAGAAGGATTAAACTAATGTATTCAAAAGGCAAAAAGAGTGGTCCGCCACCAGAAGCTGGACCAGTAAGTCAGGGCTTGAATATTTCCTATAATACTGTTAAAACGATAAAACTTACGGAGAAAATAAATGGCAGACATAGACAAGGCGCTTCCAAACGAACCAAGAAAAGAATTTAATGTACCTGGTGAAGAAGAAATTCAAGAACAGGTAGTTGAAGAAGTAGAAAAAGTACAAGAGTCACCTGACGATGTTGAGGTGATGGAAAACGAAGATGGTTCGGTTGATATTAATTTAGATCCTGCGGCTGCGACGCCTGAAGGTGGAGATGAGCATTATGCAAACTTAGCAGACTTCTTACCTGATGATGTTTTAGGCAGAATGGCGTCAGACATTTCTGGTAAGTATCAAGAATATGTTACCTCAAGAAAAGATTGGGAAAAAACTTATACTCAAGGTTTAGATTTATTAGGTTTCAAATACGATCAAAGATCAGAGCCTTTCAATGGTGCATCAGGTGCAACACACCCAGTATTAGCAGAAGCAGTTACACAATTTCAATCATTAGCATACAAAGAATTATTACCAGCAGATGGACCAGTAAGAACTCAGATTATTGGATTACAAACTCCAGATAAAGTTCAACAAGCAACTCGTGTTAAAGATTTTATGAATTATCAAATCATGGATCAGATGAAAGAATACGAACCAGAATTTGATTCTATGTTATTTCACTTACCATTATCAGGATCAACTTTTAAAAAAGTTTATTATGATGAAGTGGAAGGACGAGCGGTATCTAAGTTCGTTCCTGCAGATGATTTAATTGTTCCGTACACAGCTACCTCATTAGATGATGCGGAAGCAATTATTCATCGTGTAAAAATTTCTGAAAACGAATTACGTAAACAACAAGTTGCAGGTTTCTATAGAGACATTGATATTGGAAGACCTGGTGACAAAGAATCTGAAATTGAGAAAAAAGAAAGAGAACTCGAAGGAGTTACTAAAACTGCAAATGAAGATGTTTATACAATTTTAGAATGTCACGTGAATTTAGACATTGAAGGTTTTGAAGATGTCAATCCCGAGACTGGTGAGCCGTCAGGAATTAAACTTCCATACATTGTAACTCTTGAAGAAGGTTCAAGAGAAATTTTATCTATCAGAAGAAACTACGAAGCAGGAGATCCTGCAAAGAAAAAAGTACAATACTTTGTACACTTTAAATTTTTACCGGGTTTAGGGTTTTATGGTTTCGGTCTAATCCACATGATTGGTGGACTGTCAAGAACAGCGACCGCAGCTTTAAGACAGCTCTTAGATGCGGGAACGTTATCTAATCTGCCAGCTGGTTTCAAAATGAGAGGTATTAGAATTAGAGATGACGCACAATCAATTCAACCAGGAGAATTTAGAGATGTAGATGCACCTGGTGGAAATTTAAGAGATTCATTTATGATGCTTCCGTTTAAAGAACCTAGTCAAACACTTCTTGCACTTATGGGAGTGGTTGTTCAAGCAGGTCAAAGATTTGCATCTATTGCTGATATGCAAGTTGGTGATGGTAATCAACAAGCAGCAGTTGGAACTACCGTTGCATTATTAGAACGTGGTTCAAGAACTATGTCAGCTATTCACAAAAGAATTTACTCAGCTCTTAAGAATGAATTCAAACTTATGGCTAGAGTATTCAAGTTATATCTACCACAACAATATCCGTATGATGTCGTTGGGGGCCAAAGAATGATAATGCAATCTGACTTTGATGATCGTGTAGATATATTGCCAGTTGCTGACCCCAACATATTTTCTCAAACACAGCGTATTTCCCTTGCGCAAACGGAACTCCAACTGGCAACCTCAAATCCACAAATGCATAATTTATATCAAGCATATAGAAATATGTATGAAGCATTAGGTGTTAAAAATATTGATGGTCTTTTAATGAAGCCACAACAACCTATGCCAAAAGATCCTGCATTAGAACATATTGATGCATTAGGTAGTAGACCTTTCCAAGCATTTCCAGGTCAAGATCACAGAGCACATATAACTGCTCACTTAAATTTTATGGCAACTAACATTGCTAGAAATAATCCAATGGTCATGGCATCATTAGAGAAAAATATTTTTGAACATATTTCATTAATGGCTCAAGAACAAGTTGAGTTAGAAATGAGAGATGAGTTAATGCAGTTACAACAGATGCAACAACAGATGCAAATGATGATGC